CATTTTAAAACCTTTCATTTTTATACTCTATTTTATCTGTATAACTAATTGTAATAATATATCTTTTCCCTGATGTCACTGGATTTACTCCGTGTAAGTATGGAGTTGGAAAATAAATTAGTTCATATTTTTCAGGGGTATAGGTATACCCACCATCAATTTCTGGGAAAGACAATTCCCCACCTGTATAGTCATCATTTAAATACATAACTGTGCTAACAACCTCACTGTCATTTTCAACATCTCTGTGGACTGCCATAAAAGCACCTTCTTCATAAAGAGCAACTAAATTCTCTGTTAAGTAAAGGTTTTTATCTCCAATAAATTTATTTGAATACTTTTTTACAAAATTAATTAAAACGGGATTGTCAGAGTTGTATAGTCTAAAAGTTCCATCGCCTCTTTCATTATTTAGTTGACCTTTTAACCTTAGTTCATCCATTAAATTAATTAATGACTGAGCATCTTGTGGCTCAACATAGTTTTTAAATGACTTTATTTCTTCTTTATTCATGTACTTAAATCCTTTTCTTTAGATTGCCATACGTTATAGTATAAGTCTATCATTCATTGATGCTTTTTATCCTTGCCAAGATTCTTTGCCTCATTGCCTCACGCTCTTCTAAAGGCAACTGCATCCCTGTGTCTATCTCTGCCATTGAAATGGCTAGATCAACAATGTCTTCACTCATAAGACTGATTCAGTTTAATATTCAAGTGATACCCAAAAACAAAGAAAATCAATATTAGCGTTAAACCTATCCACACTAAATCCTAGCGCAATTCTGCGGGGAGAAAAACCAACCCCAATCCAAACCCTATTACTAACTCTCCACTCTTTAGTTCTAATCATAAGTTTCTCATCCTAATTGTATGCCTGGTTTAAGAACTCATCTGCCCAAAAGGCTGCAAGAGACTCATTACCTATATCATCAAAGTAATAGCGATTCTTTTCAAGGCTATAAGTCCAACCCTTCCAAACATTATTTTCTTCCTCTGCCCAAGTTAGATTATCAGTTATCACTTTGTTAACTCTTTTTCAATGGTTTGAATGGTTTGACAAGGCCAAGGCTTTTTATCTTCTTGGCATCTATGGACTAGTGTGCCTTCTGGGATATGTAGTTCGGCGACGGTACGAAGAGCCTCATCTAAATTAAAACACCCTGATGCAGCAATGAGGTTTGATATATTCTTCATCATTTAATTATATCCTTAAAGAGGTAGTTCATTTACAGGCTCTTTTGACCAATGGACATAAGCCTTAATATAAACTACTGCATAGGCAAGAGCAGAAAATATAAAGCCATATTGGTTGGTTACTAAGGCATAGGCTATCCATAGGCACTCATTAAATAATAAAACAAACCATCCCCAGTTGTCTTTTCGTCCAACAAAGTATATGCCTGCAACACCTATAACCGCTAATACCCATGACCACCACATAGATCTATTGTATCAAGTTTCGGCGGGAAAAGCAAGAGAGCCTTTTATCCACATGCTCAGGTGTAGCCAGTTATTTAATGTCGCTGTCTCCCCCGACAATATAATATTACCATATTAAAGCAAGGCGCAAAATAGAACTAGCAAACCTTCCAATGCCCTAAGAGGGCACTATCGGTTATTAGGTTTGATATGCTTTTTCGTGGTATGATGAAAGAGTAATTCAGGTTCCTATAATGGTCGTAGAGCGGTTTCCGAAACCGATAATGAAGGTCCGATTCCTTCACCTGAAGCCTAAAATTTTGGCGGGTATAGAAAGAATGTCTTAATACCCCCAGTGTAATAACAAACCTTTCAAACCTTATAGCCTAATATCTCCATAGCCCAGATAGCCAGATATAAAGGTTTGAACCTATGTGCAAGTATCTGGTTTGATAATGAGAATATGCACAATATGGATCCAGGGCGATGGTTTGATACCCGCTGATTTAAGGCTTGGAAGGCTTTTAAATGCCATCTAGAATGGTTTGATAAGAGAAATAAATCTTACTGATATTTTTTAATTATAGTTAAAAGGGAGGAAAGTGGAGGATAGTGGGTGATTGGGCGATTTTATAGATGGCGTCGTAATCCTCTGGCGGCCAAACCTCCCTATCCCAAACCTTCCAAACCTTTCTATCCCCATATCTGGCATGCATTATACCCCCAAAACCATGGTTTGTCAAACCTTTATAGCCTAAAAAAATGCCCCAAAAATGTAGCAAAATCTTTTAAAACACCAGGAAAAAATCTAGAAAGGTTTGATAACTATGGTAAAAGTTTTAAATAATTCGCAATTTAAATTCCCGCTTCGTAATGTCTATTAATACTAGGACTCAGCGCCCCGCAGGGACGCAAAATCGGCGGGGATAAAAAGATATACCCATACTCCTAGTAGTATACAAACCATATCTTCTGGATATAAAGGTTTGGCAGATATGAGGTTTGAAGGTTTGAGATTGGAAGGTTTGAAGGTTTGATATGAATCTGGAAAATTCTACAGATGTCGTAATCTCCCACGATCTGGGATTTTTTGAAATTGGTTCTTAATGTCTTTTCGTAAAATCTATGTCCGTTTTGGGTGGTTTGATATAGTTTACCCGAGGCGCAGGGCTATGCCTGGTCGCCAAGCAATTCGTCAAGACTTTCCCACTCTTTATCAGCAACTTGTAGAGAAGCAATAAATAGATCATAGGTTTCGTTTATATATAACTCTGACTGACTTGTTGGCATAACAATTTCATTCATCAAGAAATAGGCAAGTGGCAAACCTAAATCGTTATACTCTACAAAATCTTGTAAGTCCTCATCATCACGATAGTTCATCCACAACTCAGCAAGGATAGTTATCTTGTTCTCAAAAGTATTACCTGCCATTGCCATAGTAAGCCCCTCTATCTAATTGTTCAACTTCTTTATTATACTGCATGGCTTCTAAAACCTCATTAGCCCTAGTATAAATAATGTGAGGAGAGCCCTTTGCTAAATAAAATCCTATGGCTTCCAAGTCAAGAGTAAAATCAGATAGCAAGGTCGTTATTCTACCTGCTACCTTTTCCTCTTTACTTATTGCCAGCCTAATAGACCTACGCATAAATCCCATACCCCAATTCTATCAAAAAGTGTGGGGAAGCACAAGCCCACCACAAACCTGTGCCTCCCCCTGTCTATAGCGAGAGGTGACCCCTACCTCCGCTTATGATGCCTACACAACGGAAAGGACGTCGCTAGGCAAATTATATTTAATAAAACTATCAATATCTTTATGATTGACAGAGTCATGACTGATAGTGTTATTAGTCAAGTCAATTAATATTGGATGGTCCATAAAACCTAGGTCATTAGGATTACATGCATAGATACCAAACCCTGTTTCATCCAGAATGGAATCCTTTAGTAGATGACTAATAGCCATACGGACGTAGTATTCTCTGTCCCCGCTTCGTACCGCTGCATGCTGCAGGGCCTTAGCAAGATCTTCGTACATACTGTCTTCGCCCCAATGGCTGTACAGCGCTACTGCTAGGTCCTCTGACTGTTTAAAAATGAATGTACAACGTGCTCCCATTACTCTTCCTCATTCTTCTCAATTAGATTTGGTACGATTGATAGTTGATTGCTTATCTCATTAAAGATGCTGTCTTCATCTTCATTGTCAGTCTCATACTCAAAATTCATGTAATCGCCTGTAGGTTCAAATATTACTTCAACTTCCCATCTTGCCATTATAGTGTCTCCTCAGATTGTGTTGATTCAACTAGGTCCCATGCAATTCCTAAACCGTCTGAAATTGTTACAGCATATTCATCTAGGAATTCACTTTCGGCAATGTTCCTAGCATCAATCTCATCTTCCGCCTCTTCAACACGGAAAGACTTGACAAGTTGGCCTACGACCTTTATGTTATAACTTGGCATTATCTTGTTTCCTTTCATAGTGGTTTAATTTAATGATATCAAATGTTGTCATAAATGTCCAATCCATCATTAATACTATAATGATTCATAACCATAATGGTCTATCTCTTCTATAGTGGCACAGGCAGGACATTTATCTATTTCACCCAAAGTGTCATTAACAAGGTGGCCAGCATTACCTTCCCACTCTGTATCACAACCTTCGCAGAAATAATAATAATCATTTAGATTAACTTGAATCTCAGTGTCAATTGGGCAGGGTACCTCAGTAATGAAATAACCAATCCTATTAACGATATGCCAACCATTCCAGATATGACCTTCTCCGTCATCTCCATCACCATACATCCAGATTGTGGCAGGGTCCTGAGACCTAACAAAATCAACCTCATCACCATATGTTTCAAACATACATCCATCAAAGGATGCGTTCTCATCTAGATGGTTTTGTATTGGCTTGTATTTATCAAACCATTCATCAAGTTCCATCTCAATAAAGTTCATTCCCATATGTGGTCTACCTCATCTTCGCTAATTTCTACATCATCAGGTAGTTCACCATCAATGTCAAAGTATTGACTGTATAAGAGTTCAGGTGAATATTCAGGTAAGTCTGCTTTTTCGTCAGGGACTTCAATTGAATACCAAGTACCTGTCATAAAGCGATATGTTGCCATTATGGGTCTCCTTAGAAGTGGAAGTCTACAGGTACTAGATATTGTCTCACGGCTTGCTCAGGTTTGTCAAGGCGCTCTTCAAGATATTGAACCTTAGATGTAAACTCTTGGTTGTCAAAGAAAGAACTGTCAGGTGTCCAGTCACTACTAAGCATAGTAATGGCTTCTTTGATTTCCCAGCGAGAAAAATCAAACTCTCTATCACTGTTCAGTTTACAGTCATTACTAATATAATCAACGATGTCTGATTTGAGTTTATCAAATGCATTATCAAGTTTGGTAAGTTTATCGTTCATATATTTAATACGATACTTCTTGATGTCTGATAGTACTTCTTTAAACTTATCAGGATTATCTTTGTAGGAAACAACCATGTTTACTGTATCTTTATAACTGTCACCGTCTGGATTCCAACGACCACCACCAACTACATGCCAGTCAGACCAATCAGCCATACGGTATCCGTCCTCATTAGGACTAAGATTATCTTTGACTTGTGCAGCAGCCTCTTCTGGAGATTCTGCCTCTATACATATCCAATGTAGTGTGTGCAATCTAGGGTCCTTTCTGTAGTGTCTTAATATTAATTATAGGGGTTAGAATTGATTTTGACAACTTTTGGGGATGTGACCTTAATCACAGGTTCGTAAAACCTACCCTCTACATCTTCAACACTAATATAGATCATCTCTCTACCACAAGGGCAGTACATTCTAACTACCCCATTTGGGAAGCCATACCCATCCCTGGCGGTAAATTCAAGAAGAGCATCACACTCATCAGGATCACAAACAAACGTATACCTAGCCCAGTTCTCCATTAGTCAAAGTACCCTTCTGCCCATAGGCCATCAAAGAAAGACATAGCCTTAGTTAAACCATCTTCTATTTCAGCAGAGAGTCTACCTGATTTGATAGCATCTTCCATAGCATCTGTCATAAGAGCAACATCAGTTTCAGTATAACCTAGCATTACTTTACCTCCCAATATTCTAGGATAGTTGCAAGGGTAGTGTGAATAACACAATCACAATCTCCACCCATATTATCCATAAACTCTAAGTGTGAATAGTTATCATTATAGATTTCATCTACAAGGTTTCCAACAGTTATGGCTCTTAGTTTTTCTACTGTTCTCATGCATATACCTTTTCGTAGGCTTGAAGGGTGGTTACATTTAATTCTAGCATTTGGTC